TTGATTTCCTGAAGCATTATAAATAATAAGAAGAAAAAAATATATTATATAATTTCTAAACTTAAAATGAAATTATATAGTTGTGTATATATGGCTAAAGGATTCGAGAGAAAAATGAATGACGATGGATCGAAAAACCCTAAATATGTTGATCTATTGGAAGAAGATCGCCCAATTTCGGGACAAAAATTTGTCTGTGTGTCTTTTGTTTCCCCTGAAAATATTCTAAAGCAGAAATCACACTACTTTTTTGAGGAATTCCTAAAACATTTTGATTTCACTAAATCTGTGGATAAATTTACGCAGTTTTTAAATTTCATTGCATACAAACATCATTTGGATTTTGATAAAGTACTGGAGGATTATAAGGAATTCATGAGAAGCGAAAAAGGAAAAATTAATTGTGACGCAATATCCGACGATTACAAAACATTTTTAGATGCTAAAGAAGATGGATTAGAAAAACAATTTAATATCGATCATAATTTTCAAACATCTACACGTGGATTAAAGATACGGGGGACGTATTCTACCCAAGAAGAGGCTGAGTTGAGAGCAAAAATGCTTAGAGAAGTAGATGCAAACCACAACGTATACGTGGGTCCAGTAGGGATGTGGATGCCGTGGGAGCCCGAGGCTTATAAAACGGGGCGCGTCGAATATCTCGAGGAGGAATTGAATCAATTAATGAAAGAGAAAGACAATAATGATCGGCGTGCCAAGGATGAATTCGAGAGGCGTGTTAAAGATGCAAAGCAGAATGCAATTGCAGAAAATAAGAAATTGGCTAAAGAAACTGGTAATAAATTAACACAAAATATCACAAAGGATGGGGAATTGGTGGGCATTGAAGGGATGAATACAATCGAAGCAAGCCTTGCCGCAAAAGGAGACAATCTCAGCGCTGCTGATATTCGGGAGGAATTATTTACGGGCGAAAATATTCGCGTTAAGGGGGGCGAAACGGCAGTTGATGAATTTAAAAATCGTGATAAGAAATGGAATGCAGCGACGGCGATACAAAAAGCCTTTCGCAATAAAAAAGTACAAGACGATAAAGAAAATTGATTAATTTTATTGGAATTAAAATAAATATAGATTTACAGTATGTCTAAAGATTCTCAAGATAATATCGCGACCAAGAAACCGAAAAAGAGGACAAAAAATAAACGATGTTCTTTTGAAACTTGCAGGCGCAAATTAAAATTAACAGACATGGTTTGCAGATGCCAAAAACGTTATTGTTCTCTTCATAGACTCCCGGAAAAACATTGCTGTGAATTTAATTTCAAAAATGAGACCGAAGAAGCATTCATGGAAAGGGTGGGGCTTGGTGGCGGAGTTCCTTGTAAAATGGAAGTGATATAAAGTCTATTATTATACATATATAATAATGGACAACGACTTAGATGTGGAAGATTTTTTTAAACATTGTACTTTCCCCGAATCTTTTTGGCATACTAATAATTCTATCTTCGATGTAAATATATATTACAAGGGGGAATTCGTGGGAATGGTTTCATTTTCGAAAAACAATACTCGTTGGTGGGAACAAGCGAATAAAGATGATGTATGGGGGCGTTGGACACCTACATTTAAGGATCCCGAAGAGTTATTATTGTATAAAATGAAACAAAGAAAAACGCTTATTGATAAACTTATGACAGCTGCAAAAAAAATTAAAGAATGCAATGAACTTAAATGATTGTATGGGATATAGTATATTATGTATAATCCTAAAAGAGTTCACAAAGAGATCATTAAGACTGCACATAAAAATAAATTATTGCTGCAGCAGCAGCAGCAGCAGGTCCCCGAGATATCGTGGTGGCAGCAATTCCTTCATTTGATAAGTTTCAAATGGGTATTCCCGCCATTTGGATAATTACCATCTACTTTTTTTAACATTAATTTTTGGACCTTTCTTCACAGCATTCGGGTCGTAGACCTCATTTTCATCATCAGAGACAATATCTTCGGAAAGTTGCCAAAACTCTTTAGATCCCAATTTAAAATCATTATGTGGTTCGGCTTTATACCAAAATATTTGATCCTCTAATTTATTAGAACGCGCATTATTGCTGATTACAAGGCATTCATAATTTTCTGTACATTGATCCATAACTTGACAAAAGGATTCGAACGTGGGAAACATACCTGCATAGTTTTCATAAATTCTCTTTCGATTGGTAATATAAGGTTCCCGTAAAATAAAGGTATAATCAATATTGGTGCGCAGATTAGGTGGTACACCCAGCGGATACTGCATGGTAATGACTGTCATTATTTTCCAATGACGACCATTCATAAATAATAATCGCATCATTTTATCTCTCGCCCAACTATTATCCCACAGACAATCATCCAGAATAACAAAAGCCCTACCATCAATATTAGATCGACCATAGGATTCCTTTTCTTTTTTAACTTGTTTCAATACCATCTTTTGCCGTTTTAACACATTTTCGATAATTGCTGTATTATATTCATCGTGGATGAATAATTTTGGAACGTGCTGTGCATAAAAGCCGTTGCCAGATTCTGTTCCCGAAATAACAGTCCCAATAGGGATATCCTGATGATAATAAAGAAGATCTCTTACCAAAAAACTCTTTCCTGTATCACGCCTTCCAATGAAGACGATAACGGGGCCATTATTTTCATTTGCCTTGAATGAAATATTCTTCATATCAAATTTTTTTAATTCCAGATTCATTACTTTGATTTAAGAATATAAAAGATATGGAAATACGCAACAAATGATAAATTTTTATTTTACTTATATTATTAAATGTTTTCTATAAATTATGTCAAAAATAAAAATGCGCACATTTTAGCTACTTTAGATGATATTTCTAAAATACAGAATTATGTACCTTTATACAAGGAATTTTTTTCATTAAATGCAACTAATTTTAATAGTATCAATCTAAATCACAAATGGCATATAACAGAATTTGTCCAAAAAAATGACGAAAACAAATACATTTGTACAATAAAAAATGAAGAGCAGAAGAAAAAAGTCCCCTCTTTCTTTAAATTTTCACCATTGGTGGACCCCATAAAATTTTTGGTAGGCAAATATAGAAAAAAGACTGTTGACGTTCTCCCTTCTTTAGAGAAAACGGATGGCTTTTCTAAATTAAACAGATCAAATAATGCAGCTTATGTTGATAGTTTCTTTTCCTTTTTGAGTAGCAAAGCTATACATACGCACGGATTTTATCATGGGGTGGATTTTTATGGATCCTTTTTAGCAATAAAGGATCATTTTCATTATAATATTGCTGATGATATAGATTACTTATGTGAATCAGAGTTTTTTCAAAAAAACAAGGGTGATAAATTTAGCATTGATAGTGCTTACGAAGAGCTTTTTTCTAGCTTTAATACTCGAAATTATAAACGGCGACTGAAATTGGGCGATAGCTTAAAAGTAGCCCTTGACGATACCTCACCTTTAGACGAAAAATCTTTAAATGAGGTGTTTATCGCTGATGACATTTCTAAAAATAATATAGAGGTTGCCGAAACAGCATCTACGAATAGCTCCATGTGTTCTTCAAGATCTTCCCATACATCGAATGGGTCCGATGGAGAAGATGAGGATGAGGATGAAGAGGATAAATATAGCGATGCAGAAAGTCAAGGTTCCGGATCTACTGGTTCATTATCCACACTGCCCGACGATGTGATTGAAGCAATTTTTAAAAAATTTCCCGTTCAAATAATTTGTTTAGAAGCACTTGATGGAACCCTTGACAGCATTTTAGATCAGCTGGACGACGAAGAATGGCGGGCTTGTCTCTTTCAGATTATCATGAGCCTTGTTGTCTATCGCAAAATGTTTGATTTGACCCACAATGATCTCCATACCAATAATGTTATGTATAAGAAAACGGATAAAATGTATCTCTTCTATCGTTATAAGGGCGAGCTTTATAAAGTCCCCACCTTTGGACGCATCTACAAGATTATCGATTATGGACGCGCTATCTATAAATACAAGGGGAAGCGTATTTGTAGCGACAGTTTTCACCCGAAAGGAGATGCCGCGACTCAATATAATTGCCCACCCTATTTTAATGAAAATAAACCTCGCTTAGAACCTAACCCTAGTTTTGATCTTTGCCGTTTGGGATGTTCCCTCTATGATTTCTTTGATCCCGCTGAAGAAAATCGTGAAGAAGAATTAACCGATCCCATAACGAAATTAGTTGATAAATGGTGTAAAGATGACGCGGGCAGAAACATATTGTATAAATCAAATGGTGATGAGAGATATCCAGAATTTAAATTGTATAAAATGATTGTGCGCACGGTTCATCACTGCCCCCCCGAAAAAGAAATAGAGAACCCGATCTTTCGAAAATTTATCGCATCGCGCAAAAAAAATAAGAAGGCGAAGATATTTGATGTTGACAAATTGCCATCGTATATTAAATAATTATTGTTATAAATAATAACTATTTAACGTCGTTTTTTCCGCTTGGTGTTGCGTTTCCGCTTTTTGCGGCGCTGTTTTCTTTTTGTTTGTTTGCGCTTCTTTTTCTTGTATTTTCGGCGCCGAGTATGCTTTTTCTTGCGTTTTCGGCGTCGCGTGCGTTTGCCGCCGCCTAGTTCTTGGTGCAGCGGTCGCGCCGAGACTCGCCCCCCTTTCCCCGTGGCGGGGAAAGGGGGCAATCCGCCGTCCTCATCGCCGCTGCCGCCATCGTCCGTAGCCTGCGAGGCGCCGAAGTCTGTGACGGCATCATAGCTGCCTAACATGGGGTGTCCGCTTTTATTTTTTACAGGATGAGGTTCTCGCACGAAGTCGTCGCGTTTCGGGTCCCTTGTCGCCTGTTTGGCGACAGCACTCGCTGCCTTTTCTCCACCTGCGGCTGCCGGGGGTGCCACGGCAGGATTTGTGAGTTTATGCCATTCCCCTTCCCAACCCTCAATCGCTTCTTTGGTCTGTTCTTGCACCTCCGCAAGCCACTGCGCCGCGTTTTGCGGCGGGGTTAGTTTGCCCCAAACTTCATTATATTGATGTGCTATATGATTATAAATAATGCCACCCTTCTCCTCCCCGGGCGCCTCGGCACCCCCTCCACCTCCTCCACCCCCTCCTCCTCCGCCGCCATCGCCACCATCTACCGCGTCGCCGTCATCATCTTCTTTTGCTGCAGCTTCGCTGGCTTCAAAAGTTTTAAATTGTATTGTCTCGCAGTAATCCATTGCTTCCTCCACGAGTTTTGAACCGAAGTTTACCGATGATGCGTATCCATATCTCCCACCTTGAAGCGGTATTAAAATACCTTTTTCTTGCAAATACGTGGTGGCATCGTCGTTACCTTCCGCAGCCACGCCGTCACCGCCCCCTCCTCCGCCGTCAGCCGCGGCATCTGGCGATACTGATGGAGGCGGTTCTGTGTAAGTAGCCACCAAATATAAAGCGACAAATGTTTTTATTTTACAATCGTACTCAAGAAACCGGTTTCCGTTCGCGCCTCCGGTTTGCTTGCGTTTCCTTTTCACACGGCGACCGCCGCTCTGCGGCGACACCCACACCCGTATATCGCCCTTATGCGCGCCTGCGTCAGCAGCGGCTTTAGTCTCAATTTTTTTGAGTCTGGCGTCCAAATTCCCCGGGGTGCGATCCGGCGGTAACTCCTTCGAAATAAAGTCTATTAGTCCTCCACTTGGGGGGGACCCCGTCCCTTTGATCCAACGTGATGCGGCTGGCGGCTTCCTCTGCGGTCTCCCCTGCAATTTGTTGGAAAATTTTTTGCTGGCTGCAACCCAAAATGCATGGAGAACATCAACAATAGTATTTAAAAAATTCTTTGACCGGACGTTGTCGTCGGGCAGCAGCTGGAGGGCTTCTAAAATAGATAAGAGAATTGTTCTTCCCGTTAATATTTCGGGCAAACTTAACAAGGGGTTTTGGGTTATCCGCTCCTTTAGCTCCGTGACGGTGTCGTCGTCGCCGACGGCGTCCGAGGCAGCTTCGAGGGCGGCGGCGGCGCCGGCGGCAGCGGCGCGCGCGGCTTTGTCGGTGATCTTGTCCAGTCCCTCCCCCCCCCTCACTA